GGATTTGAAGCAAACAATCAAGCAATTCAACATCGCACACCGCTTGGAACTTGGTGCGCGTATTACACACATCTTATTGGTGGTGCAGATTTGGTGTGTGAGGTCTGCACACCTTGGGATTCACCAAATCATCCTTACAATCAGAAGGCGAGTGCATAATGATCACAAAGCGCGGAAAGAAGTTGCGAGCAATTGCAATTGCAGTTGGCATCATTCTTATTTGGCAAGTTGCAAGCAATCTGTGGTGGGTTGGTATTGATTCACCGAATGCCGAGTTTCTTGGTTGGTGTTGGGGTTCAATGATTGAATGTGTGGTGTTGTAATGGTTGGAAAGAAAATCAGGTCAGTCCGAGTCAGCGATCAAGTATGGGCGAAGGCGAAGGCGAAGGCACAGTCAGAAGGCAAATCAGTTTCCGAAGTAATCGTTGACTTTTTGAAGGGATATATCAAATGACAAAAGCCACAACTGCCATTGCCTTTGCCGAAAGAGGTTGGCACATCTTGCCTGTTGCTCCTTATCAAAAGACACCATTCTTCCCCATTGCAACTCATGGATATAAGTCAGCAACAACTGACATTGAATCCATTGAGAAATGGTTCACTCGCGCACCGATGCTCAACATTGGCATCGCTTGCGCCCCTTCAAACTTAGTTGTCTTTGACATTGATTACCGCAACGGCGGAACAACTGAAGGTCTGAACTTAGACACATTCACAGTTGCAACAGGCGATGGCTTGCATCTGTATTACACCGCCCCTGCCGATGCCAAGTTCAAAGGCAAACTCCGTGAGGGCGTTGACATTAAGCACAATGGATATGTTGTGGGTGCAGGGTCATTGCACGAGTCAGGCAAGTTCTATGAAGTAATCAAAGACATTCAACCTGCACCAATGATGGAATATATTTAACTTACAAAAAGACAAAGAAATCCCCTTCACCATGACCGACCAATGGTGAAGGGGATTTCTTATTTGGCAAGCGCGAGAGCAATGCCTTCTTCGAGAGAGATTTTTGGTTCATAGACTTCAAGCATCCGAGTCGGATCGCCCACGCGGTATTCAACACCAATCGGTGCATCAAGATTGTTTTTGATAGGTGCAAGATAACCTGCTTGCAACATCACCATCTCTGCCAACTCAATGAATGAGGTTGGGCGACCTGAACAGATATTCATTGTTTTCACATCATTGATCACGGCTGCAAAAGTAGCGCCCACGACATCATCAATGTGAACAAAGTCGCGCACCTGAGTTCCTGCGCCCCACACTTCAAATGGGTCTGCCTTGCGCTTGGCGCGTTCAATAAAGGATGGGAATGGGTAATCAAGTGCCTGATCTGAACCGTATCCGCTAAATGGGCGCAACACAGTAACTTTCAAACCTTCAGCTCGTGCATATGAGGCGAGCATTTCACCCGATAACTTCGCCCAACCATAGGTGAAATCAGGTGTTCGGATGTGTTCAAGATTGATGTCAATTTCACGCAGTTTTTGCTGATATTGAAGTCTTTGCAAAAAGATTGGGTAAGCCGCACTTGATGAGAAATAGACAATGTGCTTCGGGCGAGTTCTCAGCGCCCATTGGAACATGTCTGCATCAATGGCAAGGTCAGAGGCAACTGACAATGGGTTTCCCTCAATAGTCATCCGCCCACCGACAATCGCCGCGAGATGAATGACCATATCAAACTGAGTCGAATCGGTTGCAAAGAAGTGTCGAACCTCTTTGCCATTGACCAAATCAATGCCTGTAATCTCGTGATTTTTGTCATCAAGTTGGCGGTGAAAAGCACGCCCAACAAATCCTGCATCACCTGTGATCAGAATTTTCATTCCATCTCCCATTCGTATTCATATCTATCAGCACCCGTCAACAAGACAGATTTTTGCTGATCCACAGCGAAGATGAACCTATCATTCTCATCCAAAGCTGCGCCAATGTGACTGATGGGGTTGGCAGGGTCGAGCAGGTAAGGCTTGCGAACTGACTTGCCCTCAACTTGGGTGTCATAGAACTCGTCATGGACAAAGCAGGAAAATTGGATTCTTGGATAGATCATATTTCGCAGGAAATCTTGGTCTTGGGTGTAATAGTCCGAAATCTCAACCGACTCAATCAAGGCGCGGATGTCCTTAAAAAGTGCCGAGCGAACTGTGAACATACCTGCATTGATGGGGTAATTGTGACCTGTTGGGTGGTCTTTCATAATGTGGGCATCAAGACCTGACTCAAGGAACTCTTCGTGTGCTTTGAGTTCGCGCAAGGAAAGGCGAGCATCGGCATCACGAAAGGCAACGAAGTCATAATCTAACTCACAGGCAAGAAATCGCCACAACTTGGCGGTGTGATCTTCAGGTGCATCTGTGTGAATAAGTCGCACATTGCTAAACAGATTCAGGGTTGAAGTCACCCAGGGTGGAACCGATGCCCCTACAAAAAAGACCAACTCGTATTCATCATCCAAAATCTGTTGAGCGATGATGGCGTTTTTGATTGCACCGACTGAGTACCGCAAATCTGACCCATAAAGTGAGAATGCAATTGCCTGTTTCATCGGCGCAGTTTTTTCAGCAAGACTTCGTAGGCTTCGGATTGAATGTAATTCTTGTATGCAAGAGCATCGGCAGAATAAACTTCCTGTGCGTTGACTGCGACATATCCTTCATCCCATTCAGCTTTTCCTGCAACGGGGTGCATATGCTCAACAATGACATCTTCAAGATAATGCAAAGAGCCTAAATCCTCGCCCAATTTCTTCCAAAAGTTGTCAAGGTAGAGATGCTTCATATTCGGCGGCACCATTCCTTGAAGGGCTGTGACAATATCTGATGTCATCGCAACCATCGTTGGAAGGCGCTTGCCTTGAAGTAGGTCATTGCCGTAGGCAAGTGACGGTGCCTGATGCAACGCCTCGATCAGTTTTGCATCCCAATCGGCGGTGCGTGGGCGGTGGTCATCGCCTAAGAAGGCAAAATACTTGTATTTGTCGGCATATTTGTGTGCCACATAATTGAGTGGCTTTGCCATTCCGCGTGAGTCATTGTTGCAGGTGATCACATAGTCATCGCCTAATTCAAAGACATATTCATCGCCCTTTGGGTCGTCATAATCTACGATGAAGAGCAACTGTGATGCAGATGAAAGTTCATCGTGAGCCGCGAGCAATTCAACGGCATTTTGTGGTCGCCCACGAGTTGGAACAAGCGTGATCATTTCCATCGTGATTCAATCTCCCCTGCTATCGCGGCATATGCTGCCAAGTCTGTAAATGAATCTTCGTGATTAGGTGTCTCAATCAACCGAGCAATTTTGACAAGGCATAAACACAAAGCGACCTGTGAAGGTGTTATCTCAGTTTCAAGATACACGCTCCACAGGTCGGCAATGCGTTTGTGATTTACATACGGCGATCCATAGTTTTTTTGACGATCAGTATGTGTGAGGCGCTTGGCCTCATCTAAGATTTCCCCCCGGTTCATTTCTTATTCGCTACCTTTTCCAAATTCTGTTGCCTTTGGATCAAGCGCCTTCAACACAGGGCCGGCAACTGCTGCCAATCCTGCAACAAGGTAATTCTTCAAAGGTTGATTTGGGTTTGCAAGGTATAAAGCTACAACTGCCGCTGCACCTGCCCGAAGGTAGGTCATTACAATTGCTTCAAGTTTTGCTTTGTCAAACATCATTACTCCTTAAAAGTAGGCTTGCCGAATCCAACGATGAACACAGGCAAGGATGACTTGAGTTTCCCACGATTTTTCTTCTTATAGGCGCGAACCTTACGGCAAACTTGACCACCGTTGCGCTGATCGCCCTTTTTATCAGGTGCCGTGTTGCCTTCAATTGTCACTACAGTTCCATCATCTCGCACCTGCAAGACGATGCCAACATGCGAGATTCGATCAATGCCATCTGATGGGAAGTCAAAGAACACGATGTCACCTGGCAATGGCGTGGCAACTTCGGCATCTTCCCACTTGCCTTTGGCTTGGAAGCCTTCTGCCCCTGACGGGGTATAGGTGCAGTTGGGAATCTTTACCCCCGCTTGTTTTGCCACCCAATTGACGAAGGCTCCACACCAGGGTTGGTTTGCCTTTTGATAGTGAGTTTGATTATCGGCAGGGCCTTCAATGAAGCCTTCTTCGCCTCGTGCCACATCAAGAAACTTATTGAGTTGAGCTGACATTTTGTTCCCCTTGCTTTGGTTTTGATTTGAGTCCATTTGCAGAGACTATCCCTGCCAAAGTTCCTGTGAGAAAGACCGTCAATGTCGCAACTAGGTCAATGAAGGCGGCATCATTGGGTGCTTGCTTCATCGGTTGAGTTACAAATACCAATGCCCACAGAAGCGAGAAAACCGATCCTGCAAAGACAATTGCAAGAATGATTCCGATGCTGACAATGAGTCGAGCGTGTAATTCTTCAGGCGTGTATCGCTCACGGCGTTTCATCAAATATCTCCGGAAGTAGGTCAGAGGTGCAGGTTCCTGTGATTTCGCATTGCGGCTTGTTGCATTCAGGCTTTTCCCAATTTTCAAACTCTTGGCATGGGTAGCGAACCCAACCCTGATACCCGCAACCGCTAAGAGTCAGAGCGAGTAAGAAGGATGCGATAAATTTCTTCAACTTGTCGCTCCAATCGTGCAACTGAATCCTTCATACTTGATCCGCCATTTGGCTTCAACTCATTCAGATAATGCTTGACAAGCCATCGAGTAATGGCAAGGAATGCTCCACCGATTGTCAAAAGAGAAACTGTGAGTGCTGCCCAATCTTGAACTGTCATTGGTTGACCTCTAAAACATAAACAAGCGCGGTTCCTGTGTTGGTAACTGCCCACACCTCTGTTGTCGCAGGAAGATGCATCACATCATGAGAATTATTGTCAACCTTGACACCGTTGGATGTGCTGACGGTGTTATCGCCACCGATCCAAATGTTGCCTGATTCATTGTGAATGTGAACTTCTCTGAAAATGTTGCCGGTTGCAACGATCTTTGTGGGTGAGGTTGTCACCGTCACTTGTGATGTGCGCATGTTGCTCCTTGATTGGGGTTGTGTTGACTGTTAAACTCAAAATATGGATAAAACTTTCTTCTTTATGGCAGGACTGCCACGGTCAGGAAGCACTCTACTTTCTGCAATCTTAAATCAAAATCCTGATATTTATGTCACACCTTCGGCTGACACAAGTTTTTTGATTCTTTCACTTTACAAGACTTCGCAGGTTTCAGAGTCTTATCACGCAGGGTTTGCCCCTGAAGGCTACCAAAACATTATGGCAAAGTTGCCCAATGCCTTCTATGAACACATTGATAAACCATACATCATTGACAAGAATCGCAGTTGGGGAACACCTGAGAACATAGAGGTTGCAGAACTCTTTGCTGAGAATGTCAAAATCATTTGTCCTGTCAGACCGATCCTTGAAATCCTTGCATCTTTTGTGCGGTTGGCTGAAGCCAATCCTGACAATTTCATTGACAAGTTTGTGCGTGATTATCCTGTAAGCCAATTTCGACCAAAGAACGATGCTCGATGTGATGCATTGATGGCTGCAAATCACCACATTGAGAACAGCATTTTTTCATTGGCATCAGCACTTGACCCAAGACATCAAGGCAAGTTCCATTTTGTTGCCTATGATGATTTGGTGTCCAAACCTGAGAAGGTCGTTCAGGCAATATATCAATTTCTTGAAATACCTGAGTTTCCACATCGGTTTGAGAACTTAAAATGGAAATTGATGCCCAATGAATCTGAAGTCTTTGGCATTCCTAATCTGCACGAAATTCGTTCCAAGATAGATCGGAGCAAAACTGATACATCTATCTTGTCAGAATATGTTCAGCGCAAATATAGTCATGTCCTAGACTTTATTTTTCCTGAAGGAATCAGAGACTTTGTGTAGCTTGCAAAACAGCAAGAATTGCTTCTGCCTTACGCTTCTCTAATGTTTCTGTACGGATTGCCTTGCGGCAGTCATCAGCAGCCCAAAGATCAGACAACAATTCAACATCGCTTAGACTTTCAACGGTGCCAATTACTGCATGCTTATCTGTTGCACCTTTGTATTGTTCAAGATGTGCAGGGTATTCAGTAGGCAGACTTTCAAGCATTCTTGTATACATTGCAATGTTTGCCTCATACTGTGCCACTTCAGCAATTCTTGCCTGTAATGGTGTGACTTGTGTTTCTTCTGTCATTTGTCTTGCTCCTTTTTTGAGTTAGTTATAGGAAGTCAACATCGCTACCATTGCCCGTTGGTATGGTCGCAGGGTCTGCATACTTAGTTCCAAAACCTGCTGACCACGGATATGCGGTAACTCTAGGTGAAATATAGTGAGAAATAGCAATACCATCGCCTGAATTTGTAAAAGCAACGCCTGTGGAAGTACCCGTTGGTAGCGTTGCAGGGTTTGCATACTTAGTTCCAAATCCTGATGACCAAGGATATGCCGACACGAAAGGTGTATTGCTGTGGCTGATGGCGATTGCATTACCTTGTGGTGTAAATGCCACACCGTAACTGTTGCCTGTCGGTGCAGTTGCAGGGTTTGAATACTTAGTTCCAAAACCTGCTGACCACGGATATGCAGCAACAAAAGGTGCCCCGGTAACAACAACGGCAATCGCATCACCTGAAGGTGTAAATGCTACATCAGCACCGTTAGCTCCAGGTAAGGTTGCAGGGTCTGCATACTTAGTTCCAAAACCCGCTGACCAAGGGTATGTGGAAATATAAGGTGAAGAAACATGAGGAAGGGCAATGACATCACCTTGTGGTCTAAAATTTAAGTTGTTCACTAGGTTGCTCGGTAAAGTTGCAGGGTTTGCATACTTAGTTCCAAAACCTGCTGACCAAGGGTATGCAGCAACAAAAGGTGAATTGAAGTGACCAATGGCGATTGCATCGCCTTGCGGTTTGAATACAACACCGCCGTAACCATTGCCTCCTGGTAGCGTTGCAGGGTTTGCATACTTGCTTCCAAAACCTGCTGACCAAGGGTATGCAGAAATAAAAGGTGTAGTTACATGAGAAACAGCAATGGCATCGCCTTGTCGCTTAAAGCCAACGCCGTATGCAGTACCTGTCGGTAAAGTTGCAGGGTTTGCATACTTAGTTCCAAATCCTGTTGACCACGGATATGCCGACACGAAAGGTGTATTTGGGTGACTGACGGCGATTGCAGTACTACCGGGCAATGCTGCAGCAAAGGTTCGATACGCACGCGCAGAGGCGTTTGCCAATGTTGAACTGATTGGTGACATCAAATCCCCTTATGCAAACTTCGTCTGTGTTTCAAGAACTGTGTATGTTGGCGTTGCCGCTGTCTTGATGATTGTGAATACATATGCATCAATTGCTGTTGCATTTCCTGCGCTGATCGCAGCAGGTACCTTCGGGGTGACTGTGCTGCCGTCAATCTGAATCACATTTGGGTAATACGCAGTTGCACCATTGGTGTTGAGCCATACAAGGGTGATTGCATCGCCGACTGCGAGAACTGAGCTGAGTGTTGCTCCGCTTGAATAACGGAAATTGAGGGTGTGGTTTGCGGTGGCGTTGGTTGTGTAATACCACACCGATGCTGTTGAAACATCGAAGTTGATTGTGCCTGTTGCAGCACTTGCGACAACATTGACATCTTCTTCAAGTCCTCTGACAATGCTTTCAACAAGAGTTCCGCCTGTAATTGCAGGAGTTCCGATTGTTGGGCTTGTTCCAAATACTGCTACGCCTGTTCCTGTTTCATCGGTTAATGCAGCAGCAAGGTTGGCAGAAGAAGGTGTGCCAAGAAATGTTGCAACGCCTGTTCCAAATGATGAAATTCCCGTTCCACCGTTTGCAACTGCAACAGGTGTTGAGAGTGAAACTGTCACAGTGCCTGAAGTTCCGCCACCTGACAATCCTGTTCCTGCCGTTACGCCTTCAATGTCACCTGATGCGGGTGTTGCAAACTGTAAGAATAAAGCTGCACTTGCACTTGTAAAGTAAAGAATGCCACCTTGATTCTGAGCAAGAACAAGTGAACCTGATGTTGAAACTGTTGCAGTTCCCGCTGTAACTGTGCAGACACCTGCTCCAAGATTGACAACGGTGACGGTGTCACCTGCTGCAAACAACCCTGTGTTGACTGTGATTGTTGTTGCACCTGCATTTGTCATTGAGATAGCGGTTCCAGCATCGGCGGCAACTAGAACATAAGATGCAACCTTTGCACTTGCCGCGCCACCACTCATTGCAGTCTGTTGCAGCGATGTCATTTGCGCTGCTGTTAAGACTTGACCCGTGGTGAATGTCTGTTTTGCCATCATTGCTCCTTAATCAGTAGGAAAGCACAGAGTTTGCGCCATCCAAAGTTCCTTGTGTTGCCGAGTCCAAGATGAATGCCTGAATTATAGGCTCCGCTGTGAACAATTTTGTTCCCCAAGTGTTGGTGGTGATGTCGTGCTGAATGCCCTGAACGAATAGTTCAAGGGTAACACTTCCCGCACCGGGAGTGGATTTTGTAATGTCCACCAAATCAAAGATGTCTAAACTTAGCCCTGCAACGATTCGGGCGGTTTCGGTATCATCTGCCAAATTCAGGCCAATGGAGTCAATGCGAAAGACTGCATCCTTGCGTGATTGCAAGATCATGTTGGCTTGCTCTAAAGACTCTGCATCTGTCTCAATCAGCAACCCTTCGCGCTTTCCTGAATGGATGAAATAGGTTTCAATGCTGCTTGTATCCTGCACCGTCTGTGGCGTTCCACCTTCGCGGCTGACAGTAACATCATTGAAGATCAGGGTGTCATCATAGGCAAAGTCAATTGCCTGATATGAGATTCCTGTGCCGTCATCTGCAAAGTCTGTTGCAGTTCCATCTGCCTTTTGTGCCACCGTATCGCGTGAAAGGAAAGTGGCGTTGCCTTCAGGGTCAATAAAGAAACCACCAAATTCGCTGTTTTCAATTGTCTGCAAGGCATTGAGCAAATCACGCTCGGTTCCTGGGTCTGCTTGAACGGTGCTGTTACCTGTATCAATAACGCGCATTGAACTTGGGAAGGCTGGCACATCAAGCAGGTTGTTCATTCGCGCACCTGTTGTCTGCCCTGCCGAAGTTCCTGCAACCGTTGAAATGGCAACATTGGAGAAAAGGCGGAATGCATCCACACATTGCAAGGTCACGGTTGAAATGTTTTCAAGTCCAAGTTGGAAGTTTGTGTCATAGCTCGTGATATAGCCTGAGTAAAGATAGTACCGAACTGAGTTGTAGTCTGCCCAAATACGAATCTTGCGAAGAGGTACAAGTTTGCCGTAATAGGGAGATGAGGTGTTGCTGGGTACCCAATCGCCATTGGTATCTTCAAGGATAACCGTGGCGCTTCCTGCTTCAAACTTGTTCAGGATTCGGTTTCGACCTCTGCGAATGGAAGCGCGGAGTGTAATGTCTGAAACATCCACGCTGTCTGAAGCCGAATCTGCCAGGATGCCAACGCCAAGTGGCGTTGATGGATCGCCAAGAATAAGTGGGTTGCCGAAGGCAGGGCCGTTGGCAAAGTCAACTGAAACTCCAAGTGTTGGCAGAGCCATTAGATTGCCACCGCTGACTTTGTAATCACTTGCCCATTATTTTGAGCCTGAAGGAGTGCGTTGCGAATGCTTGAAACAAGGTCTGCCTCTGCAATCACCGATCCTGCATTGTTGACTGTGATGGTAATTCCGCCACCGAATCCGCCACCGCGTGAGAGTGGGATTACCGCTTCAGGCCCGGCTTCACCGATCAATGCCATTGTTGGTGATGTAACGATTCCACCGCTTGCGAGAGCGATCATATCCCCGCCAATTGGATTTTCGCGGGGTACTGATGGGTCAACGGGTGCAAGACCACGCTCGCCATCTTCGCCAATAAGTCTGCGACTGTCTGCCAAATCTGCCATCGCTTCGGCTGCTGCTCGAACTGCTTTTGCATATTCAAGAGCTGCATCTGTTGCTGCAACGGCTGCTGCTGCTTGTGCTTGCGCCGCCGCTGCCTGTGCGCTTGCCGCTACTGCTGCCGCACTTGCTGCTTCTGCGTTTGAACTCGCTGCATTTCCTGCTGCTGTTGCTGCATCTGCAATACCATTTGCTGCTTCTGCGTTGGCTTTGGCTGCATCTCCTGCGCTTAAAGCTACCGCTGCATCGCCGCTTGCTGCTGCCGCTGCTGCGCTTGCGGCTTCTGCGTTTGCATTGGCGGCATCTCCTGCCGCTGTTGCTACTGCTGCAATACCACTTGCCGCTGCTGCCGCACTTGCTGCTGCTGCTGCATTTGCACTTGCAGCATCTCCTGCTGCTGTTGCTGCATCTGCCTGTGCTGTTGCCGCTGCTGATTTGGAACTTGCAAGGTTTGCATTCTTAATCGCATTTTGTGTTTCAGTAAAGGCGGCAACGGCGGCGGCGTTGGCTGCTGCCGATTTGGAACTTGCAAGGTCGAGCTGAGAGATGTAGGCGGTTAGGGCTAAATTGGCTTTGTTCCAACCTGCCTCTGCTGCATCTGCTGGCTCAATGAGAGTTCCTGAATATGAAACAGGCAAACCGATTTCTTCGGTGTAGGCAAGAAGTTGGTCTGTTGTCAGACCCCATTGATCTTGAAGGTTTGTGATTTCAGTATCAGAAAGGGTGAAGT